TTATTTATTATTAGTAGTAAAATTTTTATAAAAATTATAGGCTTTTTCAATTTCTTTTTTATCTTGCTCATTAAATAACTGGTCTATAGATAACATTTTATATTTCTCTAATTCTTTTAATACAGATGTATCTATTATAACCTTAAATCCTTTAAAGCTTTTTTTCTTATTCAATTTTCTTCTTATCATGGATATCCTCCTAATATTGAAAGAGGCTATCCTCTATGGTACAATATTTCACAGAGGGTAACCTCTGGTTTTTTATAAGGCAGTCTGTAACACTTTGGTCGGTAGTGCAGGCTGTCTTTTATTTTACATTTTATTATTTTTTATAAATTCTTCAGCTAGTTTTGGATTTTTCCTTACTATTTTCATAAACTCTTTTATAAGAACATATTCATAATCATAAGCTCTTATATTTCTTCCTGGTCGTGCTGTACTAATTTCTTTTGTTGTTCCCACTGGTCTTCCAGCACCTTCACGCTTTCCACCTCTACCCATATTTACCTCCTAAATCTAATAAACCAATATGAAATAATTACTCCCATGCTTACACCATTAAGCCAATTAATAAAATCTAAGTCTTTAAACTTCAAAATAAAATTAATTAAAACTATTATGGTAAATAATATCATTGTTTTCATACTTATTACATGATAGAATAATCGTAGTGGAGCGGATAACCGCTCCTTCTACGGCTCTGCTTTATCGTTTACGCTTGCGAGGCTTTCTACGATTTTGCGGGGCTTTTTTATTTGCTTTTCTTTTTAACCACCTACCTATCTTTATTAATGTTTCACCAATAACTATAAGATAAGTAGATACTTCAAGAAAATCTTTTACATCATTATCTATCATGTAAACACCTCCTTTCTATATTTTTATTATACTATATTTTGATTATTTTGTAAATCTAATTTATCAATAAAAATAAAAAAAGCCCCTATTACCTAGATTTTTTCTAAGCAATAGGGGCTTTTAGCAATAAAAGAAAATGTTATTTAATTATAACTCTTTTATTAAATTTTATCTATAATTTTATTTACTTCTGCGATACCTTTACCATTTAGCGTATCTATTATTCTAAGATAGGCTGTATTTCTGGCTACCACAGAAGTACTGGTAGTTGTAATTATTTGTTTTTGTAATTTGTCCTTAAGCTTTCGTTTTTCATCATCTAATTTAGATTTAATAAAAATCTTTGCAAATTCTTTTAATATGTTCATACTTGTTCCTCAGATGCTAATTTATTAACTACTTTTTCTACAATCCAAAGACTACCATTTATGGCTACTGGTAAGAAAATAGTATCTCTAAATTTTACCCAGCCTTTTTCATCAACCGCACTATTTTTAAGCTCCGCAACAAAAGCTGTAGCTACTTCTTTAACTGCTGGCAATGCCGTATCTTTAATCCATTTTATAGCCATATCTTTTACTTCAGTCGTAATAAAATCCTTCATATTTTCTAAAACTTCATTTTTAATTTCATCAATAGTCATATTAATAATCTCCTTATTAAAATAATTTTTCTGCGTCAGTTATACCTCTAGCGATAGCATTAGCAAATTCTTCTATTCTATACATAAGTTTATAAGCGTCCTCTTGATTTGAAATAAATGCTGTTTCTACCAATACCGCAGGCATACTCGTTTCCCTTAATACACACAAATCAGGTCTTGCTTTTATACCTCTATCTACCATATTAAGAGAATTAACAATTTGAGCTTGAATACATTTTGCTAAGATATTGGATTTCCCACCATCTAATGCATAAACTAATGTTTCTGTTCCTTTTGCAGAACTATTTGCAGCAGAATTACAATGAATAGATACAAAAATATCTGCACCACTATTATTTGCAGTGGCACAGACATTAGGTTTACCCTCTGTTTCTCCGTTTAAATTATCACTCTGGATAAGCTGGCATGGATAGCCAATAACTTCCATTGTCTTTTTTACTTTCTCTCCAATAGCTAAAGCAATATCTACCTCTCTAATTCCATTTGCACAAGCTCCAGGGTCTAAATCCATATCATGTCCAGGGTTGATAAAAATTCGTAACATTGTATATGCAACTCCTATCTAAAATTTTAAGTTTTATTTACTAAGTTAAATCTACCGATTATCTTCCAATTAAATCCTTTAGTGGTGCGGTTTGTAGGCTTTTACCTTCCAATAACCTTCCAATTATCTACCGATTATTTAACAGCTAATTTTAGGTGTTTTACAAAAATAGCACTTTTTATAAGATTGTATGCATACACTTTATAAAAAGTGCCTATTTTGTAATATCTTTATTATTAACTCGTACCAGCCCACCCAGATAACCTAACAAGCCAGCACTTATTGTTGTAGATAATTCCGCATTACCATAAAAAATAGCCGTTATTAAAGCCATAACAAGCCCTATAACGACTACTAAATTTACTATATCTAATTTTTCATATTGCATAATTACCTCACTATTTGCATAATACCTATAACTATACTAGTACTAGTTGCTACTAATCCAATAAAACCAATAACCAAATTTTTAATAGAAACGATTTGTTTTTTATCGTTCTCTAGCTCTTTTATACGCTCGAACGCAAGGTCGATTTTTTTGCTATGTCTATCGAGCCTTTCCGTATTATTTTTTTGGTTGGCTATTACTGTTTCTACCAGTAAAGTTTCTACTCTTGTTAGTTGCACTTTAAGGTCACCCACCTCATTAAACAGGGTGCGTATACTTTCATCTGCCATCTACTCACCTTCTTACACAAAAAGCCATTAGAGTTTATTCTAATGGCTTTTACATTTTAAAAATATCAGCATGGCTTCCTGTATCGACTAATGTTAAAGTTAATATATCATTTTCAATTAAATATATTAATAACCAATCTGGTTGGATATGGCATTCATAGAAACCTTTAAAATTCCCTTTTAATTCGTGATTACGATATTTAATATCAAGTTCTTTTCCTTGTCTGATGTCATCTATAACTTTATCTAATAATGAAATATCTAATCCACGTTTTTTCATTAATTTATAACTTCTTTTGAAAGTATTTGTTATTTTTACTTTATACATTATTCTTCTAAAGCTTTCTTTAATTCTTCCATAGTAGTATAACTTTTTACATTAGGATTACCTGAAATTTCTTTAGCTTCAGCCATCGCTTTTAATAATTTAGGACTAAAACATGACATTTCATTCTTTGTTGCTTTTACCTCAAATGGTATTTTTTGCTCTCTAATTACTGCTTTGATAAACATATTTATCGCTACAGATACATTTAATCCAGTTTGTTCACAAAAGTGTTCAAAAAGCTTTTTATCTTCTGTTCCTATGCGAACACTTAAAGATGTTTGTGCCATAATATCAACTCCTTTACATATATTATAGCACATTTAATATATATTGTAATACATTTATTAAATTACAGCTTGCTTTTCTGCTAAATATTCAGCTACTAATGTACGATATTCTTCAGGAACTACTTTTTTACTGTCGCCTTCAATAGGTTCTAAGTTCCAAGAACCTCCAGCAACTAATAATCCATAAACAGGTATCATGTATTCTTTTATAATCATTTTATTTGCTCCTTGCTTTCTAATTTCACTAATCTTTGCTCTTGTTCTGCTACTGCATTAGCTAAAGATAGTAACATTGGACTTATATTTTCATGTGCTATAATCTGTTGCGTTTCTTCTTTTGGTGGTGTAAAGACTACGCCTAAACCTTCTTTAAACTCTGTTATATAGCCTACTTCACATTTTTGTCCTGTAATATCTATCCAATAGATATCTGGGCTAAATACAGTGTATAAATCTTCTTTCTTTAATTCTGTTTCATAGATATAAATTACTTTTCCATATAATAACTGTGCATATCTGTGTTTATTCACTAAATATAACCTCCCCATGCTATTAATACAAAGCCATTTGCACCCCAATCGACATTAGCATTTCCTCCATCGCCACGCCAATATCCACTACTGCCACCACCGACGTTAATACTTAATGTTTGATTGGGTGTTACATCTAAATATCCAGTTTTATAACCTCCACTAGCTCCGCCAATTAATCTTCCTCTATAAGATGAAGTCCCCCAACTCCACGTTCTACCGTTACCGCCTTTTCCATAAGTTCCCGACTCTGTATTAAAATTTAAAGCCCAGCCAACACCACCAGCAATTTCCGTGCCCATTGTATAGCCGATTTCCTGCATTGCTACAGAACCCTTTTTCCCATTGGGACTGCCTCCTGCTTGTTGAGTTCCACCAATTTCACCATAGCCTATAGCATTACCATAGTTCAAATTCCCACTACCTCCCCCGCCTACAGAAATACTATCTATTGAACTGCCACCGCCAGCCGATACATTTGCGTTATATTGACCACGACCCATTGCTCCGCTTCCCGCTCCTGCTATTGCGTATCTTATACGGGTTACGTTTTTAGGTACTGTAAACGTAAATGTACCAGCTGTGGTATAGCTTTGTTCTGTATATACAGGCTTAGCACTGTTCAAAATCGCTTTAGTAGCACCATTTTTTTTAACTCTGCCCATTGTAGCCCTATTGTCTGTAGTTTCCCCAATAGCTATATAAGCTGTAACGCCATCTATTTTTGCGTTTATATAATCTCCGCCTATTTCTGCTGTTGTGGAATATGCTTTAGCTGTATGTTCGGTTGCACCTTTTTTTAAGTGTAATTTTTTTGCTAATTCCGCCATAATATCACCCTACTCTATCCATAATTCCGAACCGTTTGAAAAAACTATCTTCGGAACTTTAATATTAACACTACTAATAATTTCTACACCTGCATAAGTTAATTTAGCAATTTGTACTGTATTATCCTTATTAACAAAAGCTATGCCACTATCAGCATTCACCCCTTTAATACATAAACAGCCAGCTTGATTACTATCGCCAATATAAACATCATCACCGATTTTGTTCCATATACCGTTTGCCAAATTTAGAGCGCCTGTTAATGAGCCTCCACTTAATTTTAAATAACTGCCATCATGGTTATGAGCAGACGGCGCAAATGTTGATGGTTTTCCTGTGATTAAATTCCATGCAAGGCTTTTCCAGACGCCGTCTCCTGTAAAAATAGATGTTGCACTACCATCTCTTTTGGGCATTAATCCATTTGCCGTTGTTGATACAACTGCTGTACTTGCTTTGCCATTCCATGTAGTTTTTTCTGTATCTGTTACAAATCTGTGTGTCGCGTCTTGAGTAATCATGGTGGCAGGGTGATTTGCTGGGTGTACATAGTTGTTTGCACCTGTTGCAATACCATCTAATTTTTTCTTTAGTTCTGGGGTCATGTAACCTTTCAAACTATCTGTAACCTCTCGCCAATCTTGAGCATTTACTACGTTTTGCAATGTATCAAGCCATTGCTTTAATAATTTATCATTAGATAAAATTACACTAAAAATCAAATTCATTGTAGAATAAAGCACTGGGTCCTTTGAAATAAGTTGCGGAATTTCTAAAAAGAAATCATTACTACTAGGTATTGATTCATCTGGTCTTTTAAACCCATTTATCTCACTTGGCATTAATAACCCAAATTCTTTTTTTAATTCTTCACTATTCATCTAACCACCTCAAAACTCTACAGTCCATTTAAATATTGCTCCACTTTCAGCATCTACACCTTTAGATGTTAAGAGTCGCATTTTAGCAGCAGTTTGTTCTTCTTCATCTATCAAAGCTACTTCATTTATTGCACCAGTATACTCACCAGCTTCAATTTCTGCTTCAAAACAAACAGAAGTTTCAACCGGATAAGTAACTTCTTTTATATTTTTAGTTAGAACAACATTATTAAGTGGACCATTATCTGTTGGTGGTGCAGGATTTCCTTGCTCGTCTGTTTCCCCTGCTATACCAAAAGCCATTTTTACAATTTTACTTATTCTCCCTGTTGTTCCTATAGCTTGTGCAAATGCAGTTCTATAATCTGTAGTCGTTTTTTTATTGCTTTTTAAAAATGTATCTTGGTCAAATTCACTTTGTCTTTGTACACCTACTCCATTAACAGTTAAAGTATGTGTTGTATTTACATTACTCATAATATTTCTTTGCTCCCTTCATCTATAATTCCATGTTTTGTACTATAAAAAACACATATATTTTCCATTTGTTTATCTATTTCATAAGCACCACTTAAAATATGGCTACCATCTAAACAAAAAGAACCGTCCCAGCAGTTTTTTGTATTTGCTGTACGGTTCTGTATAACATTATTTTTATTTATATTAGAAACTTGATATTTTTTATAAATTTTTTGTTTATTATTTATTTTATTTTCTGTTTTATTACTATAACTAATAACTTGTTTACATTTAGAATTTATCTGTTGTTTATTTTCAATTTTATAATTAATATTTATATATAAAACAGGCATTAATAGATTTTTTATACTTAATAAATGTGTTTGTCTCTCTCGATATAATGCATCTGGTTTTATACCACTAAAATCTATTATATTATTAAAATTCCAAACACCATCCCAATAAACTTTCTCTGCTGTTCCTAAATTCCAAAAATCATGTGTACTATTAATATATTGATTAATATTTGCTTTATTGTAAATATTTTGTTCAAAATTACAACTAATTATTATTTTAAAAATTAAATTAGCAGGAATTATACAGCGTAAAATTGCCCTCATAGAACTAGCTACAAGCTCTGTTTCATCATTAAAATCTATTAATAATTCATACTTTTTTGTTGTAGTCGCAATAGCATTATTTTCACCATATCTAATGTCTAAAATTTGCTGTAATCTTCTAATGGTATAAGGAAGCATACTGTTTAATTTGATTAAAATATTAATTCTTCTATCCTCTAAAGTTTCAGTAGATTTTGACGTTAGGTTTAGCATATCCTCCCAGCGTTTTATTCCTTGCAAATCTGCTTTATAAACAAATGTGTTATAGAACCATTTGCAATTAGCTTGCCAAATAGTTTTAAATTCATCATTTTCTAATACTGAAAGCTGTCTAAACTCATCGGCATTAGCTATAACATTGGGATAATATCGCTCTAGTTTTACATTACGTTCTAAATTATCCACTTAATTCACCTCTAACAGCAAGAGCATTAATATCTAAAGTCAAATTTTCTTCTAAGTCATTTAATTTTGTATGTTCAACATCGGTTACCCCTTTAAGGTCTAAAAGTCTACTTTCAATTTGCGAAATACGAACAATAATCCCTTTATTTTCGTATCGTTCCATAGTAACAACTTGTGTATCTTGCCATTTAGAATTTAGTTCTAAAAAGTAATCATCAATAACTTTTTCAATTTTTGTTTTATAATCTATGAAACTTCCATTATTAAAAGTTATATTTAAGTCAATTTTTATAGCAGAATTTTTAGCTCCTTCAACTGTTACAATATGCCCAATGGGTGCAATTCCTAATCCTTCACCCTTATTTTGCTCTGGGTCAATTTTAGTTTGTACTTGTTTTATAAATTCTGCTGTTGGTGGTTTATATTCACTGGTCATAAATACTATTTTTACAGTTCCACCACCATTCCAAACTGGATAAACTTTAACACCTCCAACACCCTCAATTGCATTTACTTTTTCTTTATAATCAATAATATTGCCACCATATGCTTGATTTTCAAAACTATTCAAGTATCTTGTTCTAAAATCTTCGGTAGTTTCTTCTTCCTCTCCTGGAATAGTAACTTCTAAAAGTTGGGCAAATTCAAGACCTTTTACATAATCTATGGGAACTAATTTACCACTTGGTTTATTACCAATAATCCCTATAGTTTCACATTTTAATAAATATTGTCCATTTCCTAAGCTTTCAGTTATAGAATAATTCACATCATCATAAGAAAAGCGAGTGCCTACACTAATATTTATATTATTAGGAGTACACTCTCCTTTTACTATGGCATATGTTGCTGGATAAGGAGCTAATCCACGTTCTTTAGCTCTTAATATTAAAAATTCTCTTTCTGCTGTATCACCAAAAGTATTTTTTATAAAATAATCTACAGTCGCATATAAAAGCATAAATTCTATTGCTGCTGGTATACTTGCGTCATAAATAATAGAACCTTCTCTTTTATCTATATCATTTGGTACTTTTTCAAGCATTCTATTTAAAATAATATTTTCTGTTTGATTTTCATACATTTAAATAATATTCACTCCCTTCTCCATTTCAATGTTGCCTAGATTGGTTTTTACTGTAAATTTAGCTAGTACATTACCTTTATCATAAGACAGCTCAAAATCTTCTACACTATTTATTCTATCATCTTGTGTTAAAGCTTCTTTTATTCGTCTTGGTAATTCACTATATACATATGGTATAGGTTTACCAAATAAATCTTGTAATTCTACGCCATAATTCCAGCTATAAATAACATATTTATACCTTTCTGTATTTAATATTTTATAACAAGCTTGTGCTATTGCCTCAAGTTCATCAATACTACCAACTATTTTTTCATCAGCAATTTTCATTCGATAAGATTTACTAGAAATAGTATTAATTTTAGTTATATTTATATTTAAATCTGTATCTGTTCCTTGTGGTAAAAATCCCATATTATCCACCCCACTGACCAGTCAAATTTGTATGATTAGTAGACCTAGATAAAACAATAAATTCTTGTCCGCCCGATTGCTGAATTAAAATAACGCTCTCACCGACTGATAGACCGTTATGCACAGTAATTCGTTTTCGCCCGCTATAAGCGTGATTATGACTTTCAAATAAAGCGTCTCCGCTACCACCTGATTTATTTTCTGTTATATGATTAACAGTTATATCAACATCAAAATCTCTAACTAAATCAGTTAAAATTAAAAATTCTTCTGTAAGTAATTCTTTTTGGTCAATTCTAATCGTTAAGGGATTAATAGTTTCTACAACACCAAGACTGTAATCACATAGATTAGCACTATTTAATTGTTGTTTTACTAATTGTTGTATGGCTTCTTTTAAAGCAACAATACTCACTCAAAAATCCCTCCTTTAAGTGTTAAATCCATAAAATGTGAATTATTAGTATAAGTATGCTTAACTGATTCAACTAACATTTTCATATTTATTTCTTGTTTATCTATATATAATTTAACAAATATACTAGAACCACCACGAACTCTATCATCTCCAAAAGCATTTTTTATAGATAATGTACGCCTTACTCTGTTATAACGTTTAAGCATTGCTTTCGCCAATTCATCAAGATTTATTGGTTTTTCAGGATTTACAGATTTTATTTTTCTAAGAAGTCCCCATTTGGCTATAGTTTTTGTATCCATAGCAATATTACTAATTTCATGTGCATTAGTATCTTTATTATCAAAATAAAGTACAATATCATTATATGTGTCCTTATCTATATCAGAAGTAAAACTAAAATTTTCAGCAGTTTCACTATCAATTAAAATATCAACTCTCATATCATTTATATTTTTAAGAGTCAACTTTCCATAATCATCATAAAGCACATATAAATTTTTTGTAGCTTCTGTAGTTATATCTATAGCTGTCTGCATTAAATCGAATAAAGTTTGTTTACCTGCTCTAAATCGTGGAATTACATATTCAGTATCTGCAATATCACCAACAGTTAGCTGAAAATCTTCAGCTAACTGTTTTATTATTTCACTTGCTTTTTTATTTACTGTATTATAAATCTGTTCATTTTTTAGATATCTAAGCTGGTCATAAGCAATAATAGATAAAATATTATCTTTATCTAAATTACGTTTAAATACAAAACCAAAAAATATACCTACATCACCACGTTGTACTTTTACTCTATATCCTTCTTGTATATCCAACAATTCATCTTGTACTACTTTAAAAGTAATTTTGCTTGGTTGCCCTTTACGATAATATTCAATATTTACATTATCTTCAACAACTGGTATATAGCACTTATTATCAACAGTATGAATGGTTATTAATAATTCATTGCTATTATTCAAGTTTTAACACCTCTTTTAATGTAGGTGTTGATGGATTATACATTTTATTCAAATTCATAACGCTACGCCAATTCAAACTACCTCCACTCGCTAATTTTACAGCTTCATATACAGATTTTTCTTTTGTTACTTTCCAAACACTAGGAGTAATTTTATCTGTAGGTCTATTCTCTTTTATAGTATATGTTTCTTTGCCATTTTCATCAGTTTTTACCTCAACTTCTTTTGTAGCATAATACTTATACTCTTTTAGTTGTAAAGGCACTACAACATCAAATCCATTTTTAGCATCTTCACGTATACTATAATTCTCAATGGTAACCAATAAATTAGTATCAAACAAAACTTCAAAACTAGGTGTCATTCTCATTATTATTAATCGTAAAGGCTGTTTACTTTCTTTTGCTATTTTTATTTTTTCTAAATAATGTTCAGCTCCTTTAAATGAATATTCATTTAATAAATTACCTAAAATTCCTATTGAACCACCAAACAAATTATTAAATGCAGATACTCCTATTTCTGTATCGCTTTGGGAATAGTCTGCAAATGGATAATTACTATTAGGCAAAAGAAGCTCAAAAGATATTTCTTTCAGACCTTCTGTTTTAATAATATTTATTTCTCCTTCATTTATAAGATTTACAGTTTTATTTTTATTTTTTATACGTATATCCATTTTAGCTGGTGGAATAGGTAACATCATATCATCTAAATAAAAATAATATGCCATTATATATGCACCGCCTCAGCTCCATTTGCTGTAGCTTCTGCTATTTGTTCACCTATATGTGTTATAATTCCATCAAAATCAACATCTTTGGAAATATTATTTATATTTTCCATATTAATTTCAATTTTAGCAGTAGTATATTTATTTATTACTTCTTGTTCAGCAATATCTCTCATAAATTTTAAATCTTCGTCCATTATATCCATAGCTTCAGCTATTTTTTTAGTATTATCTGCCGTATCTTTAGTATTTTTAGCAGTATCATCTTTTCCTGCTAAATCTTCATAAGAAGGAATATTTCCTATTCCTTCTGGTACAGAATTTATATTACCTAAATTATCAGTATCAATACTTGGTAAATAATTGTGTATATCAAAATTACGAACAAAATCACCGGCAGTCTGTCCCCAAGCTTTAGAATCTGCTCTGTAAGTAATTTCACCAGTAACACTAAAACTTGTTCCAAATATTTCATTTACTGTAGATTTAACAACATTAAAAGCAGATATCAAACCATTAATTTTTTCAATCATAAAATTAATAGCTTCAGCTACTGTACTTGCTATAGAAGTAAACACAGAAGCTAAAGTATTTCTAAGACCATTACTTGCTATTTGCCATCCAATAAAAGCACCAACTACAGCTACAATCAAACCTATTAGCCATAATATAGGATTACGCAAAATAGTTGCATTTAATACAGCCATTGCTCCACTAGATAATAAAGTTGCAACAGCCATTAATCTTTGTGCGATACTTACAGCTATAGTTCTAGTATAAGAAATAGCTAAACTAGAATTAGTTAACACAAGCGCTGTATTATACATTAATGTATATGTTATAGCTAATAATTTACTAGCACTAGATAAACCAAGTGCTGTATTATAAGCAAAAGTATATGCTGTAGCCAATAACTGCAATCCATTATATATAGCTAAATAAGCGATATATCCACTCAAAGCAATACCAGCAGATGTCAACATACCTAACAAAATAGAAAATGTATATTCAATTACAACTCCTAAATTATTAAATCCATCAGTAAGTATATATACTCCTGCTACTACTGCACCTATAGGCAAAAATATTGCGCCCCACATTTCAGCAGCACTCATAGCAGTTAAAGTTTGCACTATTCCAAGAGTACGAATAAGTTTTATTGCTGTAGGAACATATGCTATAAATTGCAATACATATCCTACTTTACTTATCACACCCAAAATAGCCGTTTTAGTAGTTACACTAGCAAGAGCTATACCATATAAGCCTAATACACTAATAGCACCACCAAAACCAACCATTATAGTATCAATAGCAAATTTATTTTTATTATAAAAATTATCAAATTCACTATTTAGCCATTTTATATTGTTTATAAGTCCATTAATAGCATTAGCTCCAATAGTAGCAGCAGCAACTAAATTATTTGCAAAACTTTTTACTAATGAACTATTAGCTAATTTATTAATTTCTACATATACAGGTTGAAACGCATGACTTATTCTACTTTGAATATTAGTCCAAATATCTTCCCATTTCATAGGAATAGTTTCAAATTGTTTATTTATTTCATCCGTTGCTCCTAAAATAGCATTTTTAATTATTTCTGCTGTTATTTCACCATCTGCACCTAATTGTTTTATTTCTCCCATAGATACACCCATATAATCAGCAATATATTTTTCTATTAATGGTGCAGCTTCAGCTATAGAACGTAATTCATCACCTTGCAATTTACCAGACCCAAGAGCTTGTGTTAATTGTAATAAAGCGTCTTTTTGTCTTTCAATATCTGTACCACCTATATTAAATAACTTCTGAATATTTTCCATAAAAGGTACTACAGTTCTTGGGTCAGGAAATGCTTCTTTTGCAGTCATTGCAATTTTAGATACACTATCTGCCATTACATCATAAGGACCTCTTGCTCTAAGTGCCGATTGATAAATTTGTTCATTCAAAGCTATTGCTTGCTCTTGTCCACCAGCAACTAAGTTTAATCTCGCCATAATACCTGAATATGCGTCAGAAGCTTTGATTAATTTGCTAGGGATTGAAGCTATTTCTTCTATCGCATTAAATATCATATCACCAAAAATACTTCCAATTATAAAAGAACCTGTTAAGCTATCTTTTAAACTTTCAATACTTTCTTTTAATGAAGAAACATTTCTTTCAGCTTGTATAGTATCTATATTAACTTTTAAATATTTACCATCAGCACCATGCCAACGTCCCAACTTATCTTGATATGCTCCTAATGCTTCTAATTGTCCTATAGTATAAGGAATAGTTTTATTTATTCCTGCTATATTATTTTTTACACCATTAGCCATATTTTCCATACTTTGTTCAGCTTTTAAAGTGCTATTTGCCATTTGTTCTTCTGCTAGATAAAGTTTATTCACTGCTTGTGTAGCTTTATTAATAGGATTAGATATCCCATCTCTCATTTTTATAAACTGTTCTAAAGTAGACAAAATATCATCTCCTTTTAATTTTAGTCTTATTAGCTGCTTCTTTATCTCTTTTCATTTTTATAGCGATTGCTGCAAAAATAAAAGCCTGTTCTTCTTCAGACAGGCTTAATATTTCACTTGGTAATTTATGCAATTTGTGTAGGCAATAATACATTATATTAGAATAAATATCATTGCCGTTTATAAGTTTTTTGCTCTTTTAATTTTCGCTTCCATTCCAGACTCAAAACCATTTGCTTCATTAACTGCAAGTATTAAGTCGTTATACTCTCCAGGAATGAGCATTTTTTTTGCTAAATCTATTGCACCTATAGCACCATAGCTATTTTGTAATTCTGCATTATTTAAATTTGGATAAATAACAGTATTTTCTATCATTAAATCTGCTAGTTTAGCTGAATCTGTTTCAATATATGATTGTTGTGTTTTAGGATTAGTTACACGTTTTTTACATTGTGCTTTCAATTTACTTAACTCTGTTGCAGTTAAAATTTTAATTTTCCATGGTATAGGATTACCTTTTTCATCAATAAAACGTTCAGACGCTATATAATCAACTTCTTTATATTTAATAGCACTTTCAGCCATAAAAGCTTTTAAATTATCACTCATTTATATCTCTCCTTAATTTTAAACTATAAAAGCCACTTACTAAAAAGTAAATGGCTTTTATTTTTATAAAGTTGATAAACTATTTAAAGTATTAGAAAATTCATTCCAGTATGTGTTATCACCAAGAGTCATAAAAACTATAAAGAAACTTGTACCTCCTATAAAAGTATTTGCATAAGTTACTCTAAAAGTTTTATTTTGATATGGTGGTTCTTGAGTTTTTAATATCAAAAATCCATTATTACGAAATTTTTCATATCCCGAATAAGTTATAACTGTATTACTATTTCTATCTTTTACCCCTTGTATCATTTCATCTAAAACTTTTTTTCTATCCCATGCTGTTAAACTATTATCTGGAGTAGCTCCTTCTGTTCCAATATTTTCAACTTTTGGATAAACCAGTATTATTCCAAATAAATCGTTTGTTTTTATACTAGCTTTAATATTAAAACCATTTTTATCATTAGGATTATTTACCTCATTAATTTTCCAACCATCAGGAAAATTAATAGTAAAATTATAATCATAATTAGTATACTGTTGGGCAAAACCTACTTGATTAAATCCTAAAAAAATTAATGTACATAAAATTAATAAAAATTTTTTCATAAAAATAATCTCCTTTATATATAACTAATTATTTTAATTATATATATAAAAAAATTATTTTTCAGCATTTATTTCATTCCATCAATGTCTTTAAATTTTTCAGGCATTTCAAATCCTTCAAAAGTAAAATCTACATCTTGCTCAAGCCAATCACCATCAGCATCAAAACCAGCTATTGTTGCACCATCTAAGTTACAATCTTTTAAAATAACAGTTTGACTACCTACTGAACTTGTTGGGTCATAATTTTGAATAATAATATCAAAATAAAAATCTTGCCCTGTATCTTGATATTGTTTAACAAGCTCATTAAAACGAGAAGTATTATTATAAATAGTCATAGAACCTGTATAATTAACATTTGTCGTTCTATGTCCTACTGCTGTTCGTCCAAGAATAGGTACTTCTACCTTATTTTTTTCAGCTTTTGCTTCTAAATTTTTAGCTTGCATAAGCAGAAATCTTTCTCCGTTAAGATTATTTATAACACAAGACGCTAACTTTGCAGATACAACGTCTTTAGCGTGCATTGTTCTATTTGTATCCATTAATTCTCACCAACTTTCTAAGCTACAATAATATTCATATAAAGTTTTTCCATACACATTACAGGCTGTATAGCATATTCACTTAAAACGATTTCTTTAGATTGTCCCATTGTAGGAATTGGCACATCTTCTGCCTTAAAATTAGTAATTGCTCTTATTCGTTGCATTTCCTTTTCATATGCTACAATATCGCCCCAAAGAGCCATACGACCTTCATCGTCATTTGGTTCTTTTCCTAAATATGTTTTATTAAATAATCTAGCTATATCAATGGCATGTTGGTCTAATACACGAATAACCTGATTACTAGAAAAATCTTCATTTTTTTCTTTACAAAAAGAAGTAAATGTATTAATATCTCTAAGAATGTTTATATCTCCAACTATATCACCATCAACATTATCTGCTACACGGTGAAATATAAGCATACCATTTGTGATAGCTTTTTCTAATTCTGTTTGTTTATAATTTGTATTTATAATATATTCACCATCATATGTTTTATTTGTACAACTTGCATTTACAGCACAAGAAGCTTCTGCACCTGTTACCCAGTAAACTAAATTTGCAGGACTTTCACCTTTATCTATGACAGAATTTTGAATACTAATAACACCTTCATAATCAGCATTTTCATATCCATAAACTACACATTGAAATTTTGCTCCTACTTCATCACGCAAACGCTTAGTAAACTGTATCATTAAATCTTGAATAGTTTCATCTGTAGAAGCACAACCTAAAATATTAAAATAATATGGTTCAATTTTTTCTAAGAAATCTTGGTATTGCAAACCAGATATTTCACCACCATTACTACCACCTTCAAGCGGTGTACCAGATGTAATAGATTCAGATAATAAGCCTGTACGCTTAAATACTACATAATCATTATCTGTAATTTCTGCCCATGTAGAAATTGTTTGTTTATCTATCATAGTAAATGTAGTATCTTTTTGTGCTATAGCTGCACTGCCAATTTGTGCCATTCCTATCATAGAATTATTAATATCTTTATATTCGTTCAAATAAGTGATTACATCATATTTTGTTTCATCATCAATATTAGGCTGAATTGCAATAGTAAAGTTATTCCCTCGAACGCCACCATATTTAGCAGTTGCTAAATTATTACTAGCTTTAATTGCTCCATTATTAATTCTATAAAAATAACCTGTTTTAAGATTTTTAAATAAATCTCTCAAAGGCTTCATTTTTTCATGACTGTAATCATAACCAAAATAAAGCATAGAATTTTTTTGAAAATCAGCATTTTCTACTGTAAATACTTCACCTTCAATACCCCAATCTAAATCTAAAGGCATTGCAGCATATCCACGGTCTGCCATATTTACACTAGCACGTACTTTACTAACAAAATTAATATAAGTACCTGGTAATTTTTTATTTTGTGTAAGCCAAGTGCCACCACCTAAAGCCATAGTTTATTCCTCCTAATTTTTTTCTTCCTTTATTGGAGTAGATAAAAATTTATCTAATTCTTGTTTTATTTCTTCATGTGTATAATTTTTATTATTAGATAAAATAACCGCTAGTATATCTTTATACTGACGATATTTTTTAGATTGCAAAATCTGCGTTTTAGTATACATTTATTTCACCTTTTGTTTTTGAATTAATTTTTGCATTAATGGACCTCGTTGTATTGGTCTTATTACAAAGAAATCATAATGTATTTGTAAATGTAAAATATTATCTACTATATTAGCTTCCATATTTGTACCACGAATTAAATCTTTTCCCATGTAAATATATTCCAATATAGGATAAAGTTTATCTAAAATAGCATTTATTTCTTGTTGTGGTTCTAACTCACTTTTAGGAAAATACCTTATCATAAATATATTTTTTCTAAGATAACGATTGCCATATATAAGATTAAAACTACTATCTAATAATCTTACATAAAAAGAAGGTTCTTCAAATCCTTGTGGAATATCATTTATATAATAAGTGTAGTTATTACCAAATTCATTATTTAAAGCCTTTATTATACCTTTTACAATATCTTGCCCATTTACATCAACCATGTAAGTATCTCCTTAAAAACTCGTAAAATCTTTGCTGTACATAAGCATATCCTTCTTGTTCAACTAATTCAGCAGATAACTTCATCATGTGATGACCTTCCACAAAATTTGCTTTTAATCTTTTACCAAGAATAGGCACATATCTACCCACTTTTTGTCTATGTCCATTTTCAACATAAGCTGCATATTCCATAGGATTAAATATAGAAGCTATATAATAATCTCTATGTTTAATAGCTTTTACTATATACCAAGACTTACGAAGTGAGCCACCTTGAGAGATTTTTTTTAATTTAGGTTTTCCTTTATTTTTACCTCGTTTAATTTTACCTACTACTTCAAATGTTCCTTTTCCTACAGGTGTACGTTTTTTTACTTCAGCTAAAAACATAGCTGCTAAATCATTAGCCATTTGTTGCATAAATAAATCTTTATGTTCATTTAATGCTTCTAAATTAGCTTCAAATTGTTTTAACTTTTTAAAATTCTTTTTCATCATGCAAAATCATTATATAACTCAAGATTTATTTCTTGGTGTGTTTTATAAATAGCAGGTTTACCACTACAAACATAATCTGTAGTTAACCCTTGTCTACATATGGATACATAAGAACCAGCTTTTATCAGTATATCGGAAGGTAAAAATAATTTAATACTTTGTGTAAGTTTAGCTTGCTCATCATCTGTTGTACTAGGAAAATTAGAAAAAGACATTCTACAAGAAACATTTTCAAGATAAATTTTTTTTACTTGTCTAGTAATACCTGTATTAGCCTCTGTTATTTTTTCATAGGTATAAATATTACAAGTATCTTCATATAGTTTTTCTATAGCCATTTTAGCCTTTAGTCTAGATTTATCTAATATATTCATTTTGATAATCTCCTATATTTCCTTAATTGAACTATATAATTTTTTAATATAGAGTTAGCAAATATAACATTATTAGAACTATTACCAAAATTAACAGTTGTATCTCCTTCTTTTATACTTGTTATATCACCACTAGAGCCTTCCTCGCTCCCGATATTCTCGTTTCTGTAAATATCCATAGCCATTCTATAGGCAGTATTTACTAAGCCTTCAGGTAATTCATCAATATTACAGTAATTTAATATTGTTTCTTCAACATCATCTAAAATAAATTGAAGGACTGTATCCTTTTCATCAGATACAGTCCCTAATAAATTTTTAAGTTTAGTTACTTCTAGCATAATATTATCCTACTTTATGCTTAAATGCTACCATACGAATTTGTTTTTTATCATACACTCGTTCCCAATTTGTAGAATTTTCAAGCTCTACAAAAGTAGGGCTTTCTACATTAGTTCTTACTTTATTAGTCCATTTAATTCCACGTGGATGCATAATAAAACATTGACGATTAATAAGATAATCAATACCTGAACCCATTAATTTTTCTCGGTCAGTTTCAGTAGCAACAAAACCTTCTGGACTACCATTACCTAATGCAATAGCACCTTGTCCAAAAAGATAAGTTGTATATACTCCTTCATCTACTGGGCAACCATCATCAACAATTACTCTACGGTCTTGATATGTTTCAAATTCTACAGAATTGCTATCTCTTTCTGTAGAAATAAGATTTTGCTGTTTTAAATAAGATTTTGTTTTAGAATGCATAATTACGCCTGTAAGTTGGTCTTGTGCATCTCCTAAAAGTTGAAGGGCTTCAATAAAAGCAGAAGCAGAAATATTAGCAGCTTTTCCACTTGACGTAGATACATCATATACATGTTCTGCTTTCATTTGTTCAGACGAAAAAACGCCTTTAAGAATACGAAGTAATACTTTTTGTCGTTGACGTTCCCAGTATTTAGCAACAAGTGTTGCAATAGCTTCCATAGGGTCTTTTCCTGCAAGCTGTGCAGATAAATCTGTAGCAGCCCAAGCTTTAGCAAGACGAATAGTAGTAGATATATCTTGATTAGATGTAATTTTAGCAGGTGTTAATTTAGCTCCTTCAATTACAATTTCAGCATCTCCTGTCAAATCTTCAAAAAATGGCATATGATGAATTGGTGCTGGTTCACTTGCTAAACGGTCAAATTCTGCATTATTACTAACAATTCCACTTTGGTAAAGTGCAGATAATTCCATAGAACGATTAATCACATATGGATTAAATAGCTCTGGTACAATAATATCTTGTAAAGTTGTTGCCATTAGTTAATACCTCCAATATTTACTCCAGCAGCTTGAGCCAATGCTCTAGCTTGCTCAGGATTTTCTCTAAATAATTTACCTTGTTCAGTAAGATTAAAGTGTTCTTTACTAAATGGATTATTTATAGGATTACCACCATCTTTAGGTTCATAACGCTGTTTATCACTTTTAAATAAGAAAGGCTTAGATTGTTTCAGAGGATTAATCTGTTCATCTAAGCCTGTAACGGAGCCATCATCTCCAACAATTAATTTAGTTTTATCAATTAAACTTGCTACAATATCAACATCTTGTGCTGTATTAGTTAATTTTAATTTTACTGCACTATCAATACGTAAATTTTTTAAATCTTGCTCGTATTTAATTTTAGAAGATTTGTTTTCTTCTTGTAGCTGCTTAATAGTGCTTTCTAATTTTTCTTTATCTCCAGCCGTTTTCTTCAACGTTTCAAGCTGTTTATCACGCTCTTTAATCTGCGTTTCAAGATTAGATTTAGCTGTAGTAGCTTCATCAAATTTTGCTTTTTCTACATAGTTATCTTTTAAAAAATTCTTTAAACCTTCTGTTGCTTTCTTTTTTGCTTCATCTGAAAGATTTAAAGAAGCAATGTATTCTTCAATAGTCATAATTTATCTCCTTATCAACCTGCTGTATAAGTGCCAGTTATAGATGCTGTACTTTCATCATTAAGATGCGCTGTACCAGAAATAGTTGTACCTGTAATAGTTAATTCAATAGATGTTATTTTGGCACCAGTATCTCCTTTTTCGCCTTTTGCTCCTTGCGGACCTTGTTCGCCAGTATCTCCTTTTTCGCCTTTTGCTCCTTGCGGACCTTGTTCGCCAGTATCTCCTTTAGCACCAGTTGCCCCTTGCGCTCCAGTATCACCTTTCTCTCCTTTTAAAGATGCTAAAAATTCTTCTTCTGACTTTTCTTCGTTTCCAGATTTAGATTTCCAAAGTTCATAAGCAGATTGACCATTTTCTCCTTGTGGTCCTGGAGTCATTGCTCTATTATTAGCATCTTCAATTCCTTTTTCCATATTGTTCATCAAGGATTTTGTAATAAGTTCTCCGTCCTGCCAATCATGTTTTGTATACATAGTTTTATTCTTCCTTTCCTGTTATACATTGTCCTATTTTTCCAGTTCCAATAACCGCAAGTCTCGTTTCGGCTGTGTAAATGCGGTTATTTTTTACACAGTCTTGTATAATCCTAATAATCTCATACTCATTTAAATCAGCTACCGCACTAAACGGGAAATCTTGTTTAAATAAATTAAGATATTCCATAATCCATTTATACATCTTCCTCACCACCTTTCTAAGTCCAAAAACCACCATTATATAAAATTACATTCCAAATAATAACCCAGAATACTTTCCAAAAAAAACTTAGTTTTACAGTTTTTCCATGACAATATATACTACCAACAATCTGCGTTGTAAATAAAATTATTGCCAATATGTGCCAAATATCCATTTACTCATCTCCTTAAAATTGGGTATAAAAAAACCACCTACAACTTTTTAAGTGGTTTATAAACTATATTTTATTAAACTAATAAGATGTTCTTTGGCAGGCGTGTGGATACCACGAAATTGTCCACCTCAAAGAACCTCTATCATAACTATATTATTTTAAAGTAGTATCATCATCTGCTTGTATAAAATAGGGGCAAGCTTCCTGTCCTAATTTATATTTATCTGGAATACTATCCAGAATTTTATTTTTAAATGTTGCTGGATAAAATTTACAAGCAAGTGAATCAATATTATTTAAACAAAGTGTACATTGATGTATACATGGAACTTCTATTTCTTTATTACCAAATATATTTTTTAAAATAATAGTTGTTTCTTTAGCCATTAAAGTCACCTTCAAATAAAATAACTTTTGTTCTATTTAAAATAATAGTAAGTGGTTCATGAATCAATCTAAACTAAAATCTTTTACTTCAACACGTTTATCAACATTAGCATTATTTTCTTTCCATCGAGCAATTAAATTTTTATATTTTTCTTTTTCTTCTTCAGATGTATGTTCATCAATGTATGTTCGTTCCAACTGTTCAAAATAAGGACACGCAGATTCACCCGAAGTATATTTTTCAGGTATATAATTTGGTTTAACATAAAATTTACATTCATTTGACCAAAAATTATATTTACACATACCACACATACCATCACAACCAAATTCAATTACTTCATTTTTAGATATTTGTGGAACAATTATAGGAACAACATCAATCTTCATTAATATCACCTTCAAATATTATTAATTTAGTTCTATTCAAAATAACCGTATATGAATTACTTTCTCCATGACCTGCTACATTAATTACATCATATCCTAACAAAGCAACCATAGAACCTATATCATATTTATTTTTAAAAATCTTATTTGCATAAGCTTCATATTTTTTATTATATTCCTCTCTAGTATAATTAGTTGATAAGCCAAACCATGAAGGATATTTTTTTACATATTGTTTAGCTATTTCAATTATTAAATCAGATTTAGATACATAATCTTTATCAGGAATAGTAAATATTTTAGCTGTTTTATCTAACGTAATAATTTCAATTTTTTTAAAGTTATTACCATTGCTTTTACCTAACTGAATATAATGTTCCATTTCTTTATCTAATCCACTAAAATAATTACCTTTAGTATAATCAGTAGCACAATACATACCTTTACCGTATTGTGCTTTTCCTACCCTACAATCAATATACCATTTACCATATCTTAAATCATATATATATTCATCAAGCTGTTTTAGTGTTTTTGCAGTATAAGCTCGTTTACCAATAAAATGGTCATCATTAACTAATTTTAAAAATTCATCTTTACTATACACTATACGAGGCAATCCATCAAATCCTTGATAATTAACAACATCATCAATTTGATTTTCAAATAAATTTTTACGTCTTTTCCATTTATCTGCAACAGCCTCTCCATCAACTATTTTATGAATCACATTACTATCTTTATTTTCTTTTTGCCAGTCTTTATATATTTTAGTTTTATCGACAAAAACTTTTTTCCAGTTATTATATTTCATATTGCCGTCAATATAATATGTTTTGCCTTCATCGTTTTTAGCAGCTCTTTTACTCCCTTTTAATTTTGGAGTGTGAGGAATAATACAGCTTCTGCACCAACAATGAAAAGGAGGAGCTGTTATACCTGTTTTAAAATCAGACATATTGAACATTTTCCCGTCTAAATGTCGGCATATATCTGAGGTTCTACGGTCTAGTGTAGCTAATATTTCATATTGCTTAACGCCTAAATTATTCAGACTGTCAAACTCACCTATGGTAGCAAAATATGCTGTTTCGGTTGCAATCAATCGTCCTGCCTGACTTAAAGACACATTCATTTTTTTAGCAAATTCCTTAACAACTTTATCTTGCGGTGTCCCTCTTATTAAAGATTGTACTAATGTGTTTTGTAGCGTATTAATTAATTTATTTTTATCTTTCCATATACGGTCAGAAAAATTTAATTCATCAACTGCCCATGGTTTAGCAAGAATTTTTTCAAGAGTTTTTGTATCAATTTTAACTATTTCAAAACCCATATTAAAACCTGCTTGTAATTCATAAGCTGTTTTATAATAGGTATTTTGATATGTGTCTTGCATAGCTTCATACATTCCATCTAAATAATTGCCATATAGATATTCTAAATGTTCTTGTATTTGTAATTTAATTGCTTCAAGTCTTGATATATGAAATTTAGCTGAAGCATTTTCTAACTGTTTAGTCCAATCATTAGTAATGCCATTTTCTTTAGCTCGTTTTATATATTGTTTTAAGGTCCATTTAAACTCTTCAAGTTCATTATTTTTTAAAAGTAATTTAGCTGCTCTTAAGCTTACATCATTATTAACTTTTAAACGCATATACCATTTAGCAATATCTTTTTCAAGATTATCTATCGCTTCCATATACATATCTTTTACACGTTCTAAAAATTCATCTTCTTGACTTAATTGTGCTTCATATAATTGCTCAAATCTTGCCTTCCAATACTCATTATCAGGTATTACCATTACCTTCACCACCGTCAAAAGCTTTACTATAAATATCTTCTAAATCTTGCTTTTTCTTTTGTTCATCTTCTAGCTGCTTTTCTTCATCTTCTGCATTTTCGACAAACGGGTGATTTTTTAGAATTGTTTTATTGGATATTACACCAACGGATTTACTGCACATATCGACAAGTTCGGTATCATTTCGAATTGATGTTCTAGTCCATGTTTGAATAATCTGTTTAGGTTCAAATCCTTTATATTTACAAATAGCACGAATAAGTTCACCAAATCCTAGTTTAAATTCTATTTCTAATAAACCAGCTTTTAATTCTAATAAGGAATATAAAAACTTCATAGCTTCACCACTGGTGTTATCAAATGATTGCTGTTGTGGGTCCACTCCTTGTCCCATACTAAAAATAGCTTTTCTTGTAGTTTCTAATAACTCTTTCCTTGCTTCAACTGGTATTTCAATCGTTAATGTAGATACTCCACTTTTGTCAGAAGCATCATCACTTTCTGTTTTAATAGCTTTATAATATTTTAGGTCATTTAGAAATTCGTTTAAATCTTGTCCTCCATAATTATTAAGTATAAAAATAACTTCTTGGATATCTTCTAAATCATCTACAAATCCACTATATGTTTTATCATAAACATCAATAAGTGATTTTATCTTATTAAAATCATTAGTTAATGTATTATTATTGGGAAATTCAATAAAAGGTATTTGTTCAAAATTATGATTATAAATATTTGTTGGCTGTCCGTTTATACCCGAAGTAGTAAAAATATTATATGGTTCAAATACCTCTCCACGTTGTCTATAAGTAGCACATTTCGTATTATTCCATAGCTCACAAATATCCCATTCTTTCCCTTCATCATCAATAGATTTATATGTTCTAAGTACAGCCTGTAGCTCTTTTTCCAATCTCGTACTATATACTGGATAAATTTGCATAGAAGGAATAACTGCCCAACGAAAACCTTTTACATTATCAATCCAATAATGTAGCCAACCAACACCACTATTACTTGCTTCTACACATAAATCTTTAGCTTTTTTAGCATAAGCATCTCCTAGAACATTTGCTATATACTCATTCATAATATCATCTTTAACATCAAATAGCGGTGGAGCTGTAAAAAGATAACTTGCTTTTTGATTTACCAATAACTGATGAAAATTAAAAGCTATTTTATTATCTGCACATCGTAAAGGATTAGGTTTTCCTCCCTGCAATTTTTCCTTTGGTTTTCTATGCAATATATCGTTATCTCCTAGATAATATCTTTGTGCTATTAGTGCATTTCTTACAAATACCGAGTGATAAGATAAATATTTATTTATTAAATTTCTAGCTTGCTCTAAATTCAAATTAAATTACCTCACTTAAATATACTCATGCCACCTTTAGATAAATCTTCTGCTATGCCTGTAGTAGAATCTGGTGCGTCATCGTGTTTATTTTTACCTTCACGTTGATATTTAGTCATTGCCTCATAATAGTCTGACCATCTATTTTGCCAACCAACAGGAAAATAGATATGTTCCATAACCCAAGTAGCATTAGATAAAATACGAGCTTGTTTGTTTTTGGATTGGTGAAACCATTTTATTACACATTTATTAGTTCCTAATTTTTCTAATAAAATACGTCGTACACTTCTCGCAAATCCACGTCCACCATTGTTACTTTCAAATTTAGCTTTATTTACTCCATTTATATATAAAGCATGAGCTACAGTATTTTCTGTAACTTCCATTGATGCTTTAGTATATATAACATCTAATACATATGCTTCATTTTGAAAAGTAACTCCATAGATAATGCAACATAAATAATCGTCGCCTTCATCTGCTGTATCTATATAAGCCCTAACTTGTTTAAATGTAGGTAAATCACCAGTATAAGTTTTAAAATTACTATATAATCTGCCTTTTAAATCTATTGGTTCTTGCTGATAATTTGCAGACCAAATATCCAACCCCATAGCTTTTTTCTTATCTTCACAAGATTTAGCAGATAATATCTCATCACATAGCATAGAATTATCATCATAAACTGCTTTAAATTTTATATGTTCTACTTCATCACAAGAATAATGTTCTAAGGCTCTACCAGCTAAATCATCACTAGCCCAACGAGTCATAATAATTATAATTTTTCCGCCTTCTTCAAGACGAGAAAGCATGGTATTTGTAAACCATTCCCAGTGCTTTTCTTTAACAGTTTCATTATTGGCTTCTTCTGCATTTTTGATAAGGTCATCAATTATCAAAAGGTCGCAACCAAAGCCTGTAGCTGTCCCTGTAGGACTTGTAGCAAGATAATTATTATAACCACCTTCTAAGCTCCATAAATTCATAGCACCATCGCCACGTTTTATATGTGTAAAAGGAAATACATCATGAAATACTGGTTTATATATATCTGCTTTAGCTTCTTGTATATCATTTCTCACATTTTTAGAGAACATAGTTGATAAAGTTTCATTATAACTTCCAGTCATTATTTTTTTTGTACGGTCTTTTCCTAATATCCATTCAACAAATAATCCTGCTGTACGACTTTTACCATGTCTGGGAGGAACATTTAAGATTAATACTTTCTTATCTGATGTAATAAAATTTTGAAGCGTATTACAAATATCAACTAAAAAAGCTCTATCTAATTTATAAAATTCTGGAGCTTTTAATTGGGCATAAAAAAAGAACTCACGTCTTGCAAGTTCTATCTTTGCACCTAGTCTAGCTAAGTTTCTATTCATTTTATTAACCTCAATAATTCATCTCTAGTAAGATTTTCAAATGGATTTTCAGTTATAGTATTTATATTTTGTGTTATTTCTTGTACTTGGTTTTCTGTAGCTTCACCTCTACTTAAACGCTCTATTTTAACCGCAGTATCAAACAAACGAATAATTTCACTTGCATTTAGTTTAGATACATCTATTTTCTTTAACGCTTCTACTGCCTTTGCTTGCATAGACATTGCAATAGCAATATGACGTTTAGCCATCTTCTTACGTTCTTTTACAGCGGTTTTATATTCTATCTCCTGGAGTGATTTATCCCATGCTATACAACGTTCTTGCCAATTATATTTTTGCTTCCAATTGACAAGTAATTGTCTACTTTTTGACAACCTTTTAGCAAGCTGACAAATATTCCTATCTTCCATTTCTAAATAGGCTTTAAATGCAGAAAAAGCCTTTTCAGTTTCACCATCTTGTCTTTCCCATGGTCTTAAATTTTCATTTCCCATCACTCTCCCTCCAAATAAAAAAGGTAGGTTTCTAAACCTACCTATCTAATAAAACCTGCAAATGTTATTTTTTTTGGTTTCATATTGTATTTCTTAGCAATTTCCATGCTCCTATTATTAAATAATTTTATATATGGTTCAATATCTGTTTTTGCTTCTGCTCTTGTAATCAAACCTTTTTTGTATGCACATCTAGCTTCAAATGCTCTTTGTTTTATTATTTCTAACATATCATCATCTCCTTGTGCTTGATATGTTAAGGTAAGTACTATTAAATGTCCAGATCTTCATCTGATATTTCTAAAATATCTATATCCCCATATAAATCTCTTATTTTCTTCTGGTCTCCTTTATAAAAAACTAATACATTTTGATGTGTTTTACCTACTTTTCTACTTATTGAAAAACCTCTCCCCATTCTAATTGGTAAAGAACCTAATGTTGTTAATAAAATTATTTCATTATATAATTCCATTCCTGCATTATGAAATGCAGCTATAGTTTCTGATACAAAATTTCTATACATGCCAGTTTTTCTGTTTCTAATATCTCCAACAACAAAACATGCAAAACGATTATCTTTAAGCATATTAACACTATCAAATATTATTTTTCTATACATAGATAAAAAATCTTCATAAGTTTGATTACTTAAATCTTCTTTATCATCACTATATATTTCTAAGTCATAATAAGGCGGGCAACTAAATATAAAATCATACTCATCTTTTGCAAGCGAAGATATATTTAAGCTGTTTCCACATATCCATTTAGGTTTTATATCATCTGTGGATAATAATTCATCACCCTGATTTATATTAGCTTCTATCTGTTCTTTTCGTAAATCAACTCCTGTATATTGCCTATTCAATTTTGAAGCAATAATACCTCTTACACTACCACCTGCAAATGGGTCTAAAATCTTTGCTTTATCAAAACTAAACCAATAATACATTAACTCACATAAGACAGGGTCAAATACACTTAATATCCCACCTGTATTAGTAAATTTTAATAAACTATCTTCTTTCATGTATCTATGCAAATAATTATCTGTAAACTCTGCAACTGATAATTTACGACCTATTTCCTTCTCACATTTCTCTTTATATTCATAAAATCTAGGTACTGAACCTGCTGCACTACCTGTCGTTTTAATATTTTCTCTTGATAAATCAGATTTAATGCCATACTTAAACCATGCTCTTTTTCTTTCTTGCCATTGTGCACATCTTGTATTTAATACAGATGTTGGTGTAAATAAAAATTTTTCACTAAGTGAAACTTTTTCTAATTCTGAATCACATACTATATCTTCATCTAAGTGTTCAACAATATCATTTATTTCTGACATATCAAAATCAAAAATATTCATATCAATACTATTAATATTAGCTAATTCTTCTTCTAATTTCTCATAATCCCAATCAGCTAATTCAGACACTTTATTATCTACCAAACGAAAAGCTCTTATTTGTTCTTCCGTTAAATCATCAGCTACAATACAAGGTACTTTATCCATACCCAAAAGTTTAGCAGCTTTCAATCTTGTATGACCAGCAACAATTATATTACTACTATCTATTATTATTGGAACTTTAAATCCAAATTGTTTTATACTATTTGCTACTGCTTCAACAGCCTCATCATTCAGCCTAGGATTATTTTCATAAGGATTTAATTCAGATATATTCTTATAAACTATCTGTAATTCTTTCATTTTTTCTCCTCCAAAAGAAAAAGCACAAGCTATAATGCCTGTGCTTTATTATTGATTTAATCTCGTATGCAATTTTTGATGTTATTAGTATAACACGAAAAACATAAAAAAAGAGCAACAAAAAGGCGCCTATTTGAGTACAAAAACACGCACTAAAATGATAACTAAAAGTCTACAAAAAGTCTACTAAACGCGCACTAAAATAATCACTATTAAAATTATGTATTTATCCACAATTATTGTGGATAAGCTGATTTATATGAATAAATCTAACTGTTCATGTATAGCAGTTAGACCGAATAACATTCTTGATAATCTTCTAACAGCTTTATTTCTACATTTTTTAGCCCACTGTTCGGATATATAATTCCGTTGAGCTATCTCACGCCATGTTTTATTATCTAAATAAAATGATATAACAATTCTTTTTTCTTCATCTTCAAGACCTTCGATGGAGCGGTCTACTTTTTTTATTATTCTATTTATAATTTCTAAACGATTTTGTAATTCTACAATCTTAGCTTTATACTGTGCTTTTTTTGCTGTATATGCCTCAACCGTTGTTAATTCACTATTACCTCCAGCAGTAATATCATCACCGTATTTAGCTATAGGAGCGACCGCCTCTAATTGCATAGTCTGTTGTAATACTTCAATATCTTCGGTTAAATTTTTAACCGATATTTTGAATTGATTATAATTTTTTAAGTAATAAACTGTTTTCCCAATGTAATCAACGTTTTTATTCATAATTACCTCCATTGCAAATACGACAGCAAAAGGAGCGAATATATCGCCCCTTTAATTAATATTTTCATCCTGCTAATATAAGTGAAATTGCTACTATGATAAATATTATTATTGTTGTTCCAAAAACTTTACGACCTCGTTTTTCATCATTTTGTTTTATAATTTCATATTCAGTTGGTGGTCTTTTAAACATTTATATTCTCCTTAATCCCATAAAGATATACTATTCACTGGTTGCAAATACCCAGCTTCGATTAAAATGTCTCTTAATGTTTTGCCAAAACAACAATAGGAATGTTTATCAGCAATTTCTATAATTGCTGCTTGTCTTGCTTCTTCCGCAGTTAAATATTTTTTATCATCTTTACCAGGTGCATATCCAAAACCCAAGCCTGATGAAGAATTATGCATACAATCTATACCGTATCTATAAAATTTATCGTTTGGGTCGTATGCTATTTTTATTATTATTTCTAATTTATATTTTTTATCTATATTTAAAGTCTCTCTATTACAAAATTCATCTAGATATATACCACAATCATTAGTTGCCTTGATGTTATCCATTACAAAATCCCCCTTTATTTATAAGTTTTATTACTTTCTAAATCTTTAACCACTATACGCTCCATAACCTCAAAACCAAATTCTTTAAATATTGCTCTTGTGGCTTTTAAAGCCACTTTTAATCGTACTAATCTTTTTTGTTCGTTTTCTTTTTCAATTTTAGTTATAGCATTATATGGAACGGTGTCCATATAATGCTCATGATTGCGTTTTTCCATTGTTTCCTCCATTATTAACAAGTTTAACTTTTCGTTTATTCCAAACATTAAATACTTTAAATGGTATACCTGTAACTATTAGTAATATAAAAATCCCTAATACTACTAAAACTAAGCCTCCAATTAATCCAGATACCACAGCTACACAATATGCAAATAATTCAAATGGTGTCATTTTGTACTCTCCTTAAATTTTTAATAACTTTATTTGAGAAATCTTTTATAAATCTATGCTTTAATGTGCAATTATCTTTATTGCATGGTTTTTTATTAATCCAACACATAAAACCTATATCAGCTTCATAATATCGTTGGTTACACTGCATATTACTCACCTTCTATTCTTTCTGAAAACCTTATCAAAAGTGCAGCAGCCTGATATATTTCAGCTAATATATTTTCCTTGCCTCCTAATTGGCTTTTTGTCTTGTTAGGTAAATACGTTTCATTAACAGCTTGGGCTATCTCGCCCACTTCCTCTTGAATAAGTCCTAACCATTGATGAGATGTTAACTCGCTTTCATCACCCCACTGCTTATTTTGTTTATTTACTTCTAACATAACTTTATTTTTTATTTTCATTAAATTATCTTTTAATTGTGGCTCTTTTCGTCCTAATAAATCATCTATAGATACGTTTAATAAGTCGGCTATCTTGCAAAGCATTTCATATTTTGGCTCACGACCTTTATTTTCATAAGCAACATAGCTAGTATATGGAATATTTAAAACATCAGCAAAATCTTTAGCAGTTTTATAACCCGCTTTTTCTCTATAATGTTTTAGATTTTCTTGAAAACTCATATGTTTCACCTCTTTAAAAATCATTTTCTAGCATATTTATAGTACGAGCTGGCTTGTATTTTACAGGTTCATCATAAATTGCATATTCTCTTATTAATTTTGCTAAGTCTAAATTTTTATTTTCACAACAACATTTATTTCTTCCCATATTTTATCTAAAACAAATTCTGCATTTTTTAAATGGTTATTAAAAATTTATTTAAACTGCCTTGAATTAAATAATAAATAAAATGGTGTATATAATTTATCCCATTCTTCCTGTGTTAATGTATTTCCATGCACTATAACAGCAGATAACCCATAATAGGATAACTGATTAAAACACATATCTACACAACGCTTATCAATGTCTGTTGCTCTAATAAATAGTTGTTTTTGAGGATTATATCCCAATTCTAGCATTAATGTTGCTAGTCCCAATATTAATGAACCAGAACCACAAGCTGGTTCATTAATTACTATATATCCTTGCTCATCTATTGTTTTCTTAATGATATTTCTATCCATAACACTAGCTGTTAAATATCCTAAATTACTAGGCGTGAAAAATTGACCTGTTCGTTTATTTTCCGCATTTAATAAATGGAATATTTTACCTGCAATATCTGTAAAAAATCCTTTGGATGCTTCAATATCCATAAGAGATATAAATATTCCCAATAATTTAGGAAAAATTTCTTTCTCTTTATCATTATATTTTTTCAAAACACTTAAAAACTTATTATCAATATTTTCATCATATATATATTCAAAAGGTTTTTTTAATGTGCATACTGATACTTCCATAAAATCAGAATACGCTATCCATGGATGAACACTTTTTATATTACTTATTTCACTTATAAACTCTTTTATATGCATATTATATTAAATCTTCTCCTGTTATTGATTTAATTGCTAGTTTTAATCCATTTTTAAATGCTGGATTATTATTTATTTGTTCCATTGTATAGCCTAAATCATTCAGTGTATCTTCAACATCATACGTATAGGCAAATTCATGGTTGTACAATTCAAGCAAAAACATAGATTTTATAAATCCGCTTCCGTCCTTATCTTGTTCTATAGCTTCTTGCTTTTCTTTTCTATGTCTTTGCGACATATTTTTTAATTCTTCCTTATCTTTCTTTTTTATAAATCCACCAAAGCCAATAGAACAAATGTCCTCTTTACTCAATCCATATTCTTTTAATTTCTTTTCAAATTCTTCTTTACTAGAAGTAAATATATAGAAAATTTTGTCTTTAGCAAATGTATCATATTCCTCTTGATGTTTATTTTTCATTTCTTCATAAGTCATCATCTTTTATACCTCGTTCCTTTATTTTTCTATTTAATTGTTTTCTAAATTCTAGTAATATCCAATCAAATTCAAGCATTTCTTCTTCAGCAAATCTTTCTAAATTTCTAAGTACATAATCCGCTTCTATGCTTACTTTTTCTTCACATTCTTTTAAAAATATTTCTTCATCCATATCCATGACACTAAAATAAATTATTTTCTTCCTTAAGTTGTTTAATTATATATGGGTCTGTTTCCGTATCAATAGTTGTGCTAAGTGGTGTAATTATAACTATTACTCTAGGTTGTAAACTATTTACTTCTACAATCTTACTACCATCAAAATTTTTTATTATTCTATCGTCAGAAAGTACCCATTTTGTGTATAACGTTTTTTTATGGTTTATTGTTTTATATTCATCAGATATGATATCTGATGTTGATTGTAACAATCCTAATAAATCTGGATAATGAGCTTTACTTTCTAAGTAATATAGACAGCACATAGATACACCCATACTAAAATGTCTTAATTTTTCTTGTACTTTTAATACTTGTAACGCTTTTCTACAAGAACTTTCATACTTTCGATAAGCCTCACTTGGTAAAAGGACTGAACGTCCTTTTACCATAACTGGGCTATTCTTTTTTGTTACAGGATTTCCATATAAAACAAATGCAAAAGGTGTTTTATTCATTGGTATCTCCTATTAATTCTTTATAATCTCTACATTTACATAAAAATTTATTTTTATATTTATAATCTCTTGGTATAGGCAAATGATGTTGAATCCCTAAATTTTCTACTATTCCATTTGGAATATAACTATCTATAAAAAAACATCCATCATTACATGACCATGCAGGGCATTTAGTACATTCTGTTTCATTATTATTAAAGTCATCACATATTTTAGAAATACTAATATAGTAATTCATCATTGTTTCAAAATAATTTTTAGTAATAACATGAACATCATCATTAAATAGTATGTTTCCTATTTCTTCACAAGATATTTCTTCACCTGAATCATTAGTGAAATAAAGTTCTTCATCATCTTGTGAAATACTAAATTTTTTTAAATTATCTATATTAAATATTTCTTGTTTTTCTCCAAAATCAACATAAAATTCTTCTTCAAAATGAACTCCATTTTCTTGCATAAAAGTTTTAATTGCGTTTATATTTTTCATTTTGATACCCCTTATATAAATGTACATAATAATTTTTATACATAGCAGCTTGTACTTTACTTTTAAAGCAATTTCCTATCATCAAAACAGCATAATCAAATGTTGTTTCTTCCCATGTATCTTCAACGATATCTCCGTCTATGTCTATGCGATAATAAATATCATTTTGTACTGGTATCCAAGAGTTATATCGTCTTATATTCATTACTACATAATCAATAGGTATACCATCTGGAAAATCATCATGTGTTAATATATTATCTACTTTTACTTTAATTTGATTACCTGTATAAGTATTATCTCTATAATCAAATTCGGACAATACTAATATATCGCCAACTCTAAACATACGGTCATTTTTGCGAATTTCAAAATTTTTAATTCCGTTTATAATATCCTGGAAAAATTTTGGCTTTATTTTTAATTCATGTATCATTTTAAATGCTCCTAATTAAAGTCTAAATTTAATTGTTTAGCGTGATTCAACATAATTTCATCTACATTTGCTTTTTTAGCATTTCCTACTATTTGCTGATAATCTATAAAACTTTTAATTTTATTCAAATCTGGATAATACTGCATTAATTTTCCATAACTTAAAGTAGTTAGCTGGTTAAGTTCCATTATGAAATTAAATACAACTTTATTTGATTTCTTTGATTTTATAACATTATCTATACTATTACGTGGTTTTTTATATTTAGCTAAAATACTTGCCCTTGAACGTTCATAATTATACTTATATGCACAGTGTTCAGAACAATACTCTTTTTTTATATAATCAGTCCAAAACTCTCTATGACAATACTTACACTCTTTCCACATAATAAAACCAACCTTTCAAAAATTATTATTGATGTTATATTTATTTAATTATGTTTATAATAATCTTTTTTGAAGTTTATTCCTTTGTAAATTTTTAATATCTTAGCACTTCCAAAAAGAATATCTAGTACATTAAGTTTGCTCTCGTTTGTAGTAATCCAAACACCACCAACGAAACATTGTAATTCATAATATCCATCTATTCCTTTACATATTTTGCAAAATTCTGTTTTATCGTTATATTTAACTTTAAAAGCTCCATTATAAGGAAGTCCTATTCTATTCATACAACTCTGAATAGCTCTTTGTATTAAATCTTTATTACGCATTTTATCCTAAAACTCCACTCATAATTAAATCTGAAATATTTTCATCTTTAATTCTTTTATCTTTACAAGTAGCTATTAAAGCTTTTGCTTTTAAAAATATTTTAAGTTGTTCATCACGAAGAACAATTACAAATCTTTTTTTATTAGAATAACTTTCTATTTCACGTGATATATATTCTGATGATTTCTTTCCAAGAACTTTTTCAACTAGCGCATTAAAGTAAGGTTTTTCGTATGGCACAGAAGTTCCTTGCTGTAAATATCCAATACTACTATTTCTTTTTGTAGATACAAAAATTACTTCAGTCATTTTATTACTCCTTTAAGTCATTTATATTCATTACTTTTCTTTGGCTAGGTGAATTAAAAGCAATGTAATAATTTGTGGACTTTAAACGGTCAATCAGCCTACCAGAATAAGTATTTTCTAATTCTTGCTTATTAAAATTTGTTGTAATTATTATGGTTTTCTTACGATTATATCGTTCAGTTATTATGCTATGGACCTTTTGTAATACCCACGGAGCAGAAGTATCTTCTCCACCTAAATCATCTATTACTAACAAACTTGTATTTCTTAATCTGTTTTCAAATGTTACCCATTCATCGACATTTTTAGCTTTCATTGAATATAGATTGTCCATTAATGAACTCATTGGGATAAATAAACCGTATCCACCACGATTTATATATTCTTTTAAAACACATACTGCTAACGTAGTTTTTAAAGTACCATAACAACCAGCTAATATAAGACCTACACCATTATTTACATACTCATCTATTTTTTTCGTATAGGTATAGATTAATTTTGCATTTTCTCTAATATCTCCATCTATTTTCAATGTATTAAAAGATACATCTGCATATCGTTCATGTATTCCTGCATTAATTAATTGCTTTTCATTAATCCCAACCACTTTTTTCGTTGGCGAATTTTCTTCTTGCCTCTTCGGTTGTTTCTGTTTTATTCGTTGAATATACTCTTTTACGTCCAACTGTTTTTCCTTGTCGAACCATTGTGGCTGCTTTTTTTTCGTTGCTAGTATCATTTTTAAAGCCTTCTTTCTCCCACCGCATTAATATTTTTCCAATATAATTAACTGACCGCCCATTACATAGTGCAGCTTCTTTTATTGCCTCAAGAACCCAATTTTTACCATAACTGTCAAGATAATCAGCTAGTTTATTGCCTTCAACTTCACCGTTAATTGGATGAATATTGTTCGAGAATAAGTCAACTATCTCCTTAAAATCATCATCTAAAAATCTTTGAAGTTTTTCTTTAGCAGCAGCTATATTATTAGTAGTATTATATTTAGTATTATTAATAGTATTATTGGGTAAAGTTTCTTTACTAGGGTAGTCAAATTCTTTTACTACTGGTAGTAAAGTTTCTTTACTAGGGTAGTCAAATTCTTTTACTACTGGTAGTAAAGTTTCTTTACTAGGTGTAATCAATTTTTTTATATATTTAATATTAGTAGTATATTTATTAGGTGTTGTAAAATTACCTTTCTTTTCCAGAATATAATTTTTCTTAACCAAGTCATTTAAAACTTTTATTGCTGTTGGTTTAGAAATTTTGAGGCATTCAACTAGATAACTATAACTACCAGTATATTTTTGTTTATTTGCTGTGAAATTGTGTATTATTGCGAATACTATTAATTCTAAGGGCTTTAAATCTAATCGTGTCATCATCCAGCCCTGTATTTGTATATAGCTATCATCGCTTACTCGCCCCATTTACTACACCTCACTTTTAATTAGGCAATGTTTCCGCTGTTAAACTACTTATATCTATAACTTCTGCCCTAACAGGAACAGTAGGTTTTTTATCTTTAGATTTTTGTTTTGCTGTTTCTTTAGGTTTAGGCTCTTCTTTTGTTTGTTCCACGACATTTCCTTCAGCATCAAATAGTGCCACCTGCGCTCTTTTACCTTTCAAATAATCAAGCGTAGCATAAATTAAATCGTCTAATTTCTTACTGCCTTCTTCGCTAAGACATTTATCACCACTATATTCATCAGAAGGGTTCATTCTTTTTGGAGTGTTAATTATTATTGGATTATCATCTTCACCAGTATAGAATTTTAGATGTATGCTACAGCCAATAGTATCATCTTTGGCGTGATAAATAGTAACACCATAACATTCAACTTTTTTAGAAATCTCTTTTTCCGTTTCAGGTGTTAAGCCCATCATAGCCAATGCCGTTTTTTTTAAACCTGTAATAGCTGTATAAAATTCTGGAGTTGCTTTTTGTTTAAAATCTCGTTTTACACTATCTCCATTATCTGTAAAATCCATTCTTATTTTATCTTTAATAAGTTTTACACTATTAATACAATAACGTTCTTCTGTAGACATTATTTATACATCCTCTCTAAAAATCTTATAAAAAAAATTACTGCGAGTTGAAGGTTTAGGAACACATTCCCATGTGTTCGTTGGCATAATATAATTACCTGTTTTTATTACATTTTCATCTGCTATATATACAGGAATACCTGTAATAGCTTCTATTTCTTGTCTAAATTCGTCTGCGTCTGAATTTTGTTTAGATAAATGCAATAAATAGATTTCTTTTAAGCAAGTCAAATCATTTTTACTAAGCCATGTTTTTAAATTTTCCAAAGAAAAATGGCTTTTTACTAATCTGTTATACCTATTTTTATCTATCTGCCCATTTTTAAGCTTTTCGTCTAAGATTTTGTAGCTATGATTACATTCAATCATCAACTGTGAAATCTTATTTACACTGAACTCAATATTATAAGTATCAGTAGCAAACATTAAAATATCTTTATCATCTCTTAAAATAAATCCTACCGGCTCGCATGCGTCATGGTTAGTTTTAAATGGCATTATAGTTATATCACCAATAATAAATACCTTTTCGCTTTTAATAAAATGCACGTATGGGCTTTTATCCACTCCACATGAAATTGCTGTACCTTTGCTAGTATAAATATCGATACCCAACCTTAAAAACTCGCTTATTGACTTACTATGGTCTTTATGCTCATGCGTCAATAAAATAGCTTCTACGTTATAAATTGTAGTTCCTAAGCAATGTCTTATGTCTTTCATTGGTAGACCACACTCTATTAAAAGTGTGGTCTTATTACTTTCTATCTTGTATAGATTTCCAGCACTTCCACTGGCATAACAAGAAATAAACATTATATTTCACTCCTATTAGAATGGTGGTTCTTCTTCATCCGCTTCCTGTTCATCAAAGGCAGGTTGTTCAACTTTAATTTTTTTTGGTTCTTCTTTTTTTACAGATTTAGTTTGTACTGTTTCTTTTGGCTTAGCTTCAATTTTATTTATTTTTTCTAATACCTCTGATTTTGGTTCTTGTTTTGGCATTTCCAGTGTCTTAGACGCCATTTTTTCCTTTATTTCCTGTACAGGTTTTGCTTCTTCTGTAATATCTTTTTCGTGTGTATCATAAATTTCTTCTTGTGTTTGTAATCCCATACTTAACTCTGGAGCAGTAGTACGAATAAGCCATGCAGCAGCTCTATATCTAAGCATTAAATCTGGTATTGTCTGCCATTTACTACCTTTTTTAGCAAACCAGCCTTCTGCTTTTGCTAAACCAATCGTAACAAGTGGACCTTCAATTTTATCTCCAGTTGCAATTTCAGTTGTGTAAGCTATACAACCGTAGTCATCTGTATTTTTATCTCCTACATATTTATATTTTATGCTTGTATATTTTCCGCATTGATTGAATACAGAAATAAGAAATTTACTACTCCAAGATGGATTGCCATATACTACATATAAATTCTGCATTACCATAAGCGGGTCGGCTTTTAATCTTTGAGCCATGTTAATAGCTATAGCACAATTACCTACATTTTTTCTAAAACTTTCTGGAATTAATGTTGTTTCGGAAAACATTTTTGCCATATTCCAAAGAAGCTGGTAGCTATCCTTGGAAGTAAATCCAGGCATTGTATTTTGTTCTTTTAGCATTATTGTGTTTGTCATTTTGAATATCTCCTTTTAAAATCTTTTTAGTATTGGTTCTTTAATTCTCAAAAAATCATGATGAGCAACAATAAGATTAAACATTTGGCTATTATTAGTTTTTAATATCTCACTTACACACTCCGCATTATCGACCCACATTGGGATATCTAATTTATAATGCTGTGCTAAAGTATTACAAATATCTAAACCAATAATGATTTTTTCTCCATTTGACATACTCTTACCATATGTTGAACCTTGTTTAGTCATGGCTTCACAAGTATCGTCTATAAGACCGTTTACTTGTTGACTAAACAACTTAAATCTAGTTATTTTAAACTTGCTATTAATTTTATCTGTGAGCATATTTACTTTATTTTTAGTGAATATTTGGGCGAGGTTTAATTTAAATTCTAAATTATTAAATTCTTCACCTAATCGTTTTTGTTCTGCTTTTAAATCATAAATACGATTTTTAAACACAGATAATTGTTTTATTTTAGCTAATTTCTCTGCTCTTATATCAATATCTAAATCAAGCTGTTCAAGCTCCGATTGATATTGTTTTAAAGAATTAGCACAATTATCTTGAACCGAGATAAGTTCTTTCTTTAGATTTACTTTTTCTCGATATAGATTGCGATATTCTTCATTTTCTGAATAACCATATTCTGTATCAGCAACATTCTTTTGTTTATCTATAATTTGTAAATTTAATTTCTGGATATTTTGAGATGACAATGTAATAACTGATTCTATTGAAATTATCGTAGCTTCTATCTCATTTAATTCATTTTCTAGATTTTGTTTCTTATTCGCTAAGCTTGTACCTGTTTCTGTACAAGCTCTTAAATTATCTGCTTTAGTTTTATTAAATTTTTCTATTGCTTCATTAATTTTTTCTTGCGGTAAATTTTGCCCACAAGTAGGACAAATATTATCACCATTAAATACCTTCTTTTTTTCCACCTTCCAAGCATTTCGGCAATCTTCTATTTGTTTAGAAATACTTGCTATTTTATTATTAAGTATTTCTCGCTCATTTATTTTATTATTTAGTTGCTGTCTTTCTTTCTGTAATTCTATTTCTTCAGTAGATTTTTGTTTTTGTAATTCTAATACATCAGCATTATTAGTTGCGTCATAGTGCTGTTTTATTTGTTCAATTTTTGTATCAATTTTAGCAATTTGTCTTTCAATGTGGGCTACTGCATAACCGCCTTTTAATGTAGTTAATTTATTTTCAAGAATATTTTTCTTTTTTCGGAAATCCTTCAACTCAATTTCAATGGTTTCCTGATTTAATTCTTCATTGAAATCATCCAACATTTTTTGATTCTCATCTATTCGCGTAGGAATTTTATTGAGTTGACTATTTAATTTAGTTTTACGCTGGGTAATTAATGTTATAAAATCATTGACATTTTTACCTTCTAACATAGACGGTAAATCTTTTAATCGCTCATCTGAATTTATTACATCCATATCTGTAATATCGCCACAAACTTCAAGTAGCAATTCACGTTGCTTTTTCCATGGCATATTACAAAAATAAGTGGCACTAGATAACATTTTTAAAACTTCAATAGAGCCGATATGTTGCTCAATATAAGCGATATAATCCTTTTGACTTCTTGCTACATCATCAATTAAATAAGTTGTGGTATGTCCATCAAATTCGGCTACAGGTTTACCATGATTTTTAGTCCACTTTTCTTGATATATTTTAGATAATGTTACCTGTATTCCATTATCTAGTTCTAAAGTAGCAGCTACTTTATGTTCTATACCATTATCTAATTGAGGATTGCCTGTATTATCTTTTAGTTTAATATCATCATCTATTTTTTTATCGGTACTAGACTTACCTACTAGCACCCAAAAATAAGCGTCTACCAATGTAGTTTTACCTACACCATTTTTACCAAAAATACTTTTATCTTCGCCGTTTGGTTCAAAGGTAAATTCTTTAATAGCTTTAAAATTATTTAACTCTAATTTTATTAACTTCATTAGTTATTATGCCTCCCGTTTTTAAAATATTATTTTGAAATTCCACTAATTCAGATAATCGAAATATTAATGACGTTGCTGGAAGTTTTATTTTTCCCTGTAATTGTCTATCCTTATTGAAAATTGATACTCTTACCACGTTAATACCTTCCCTCTAAACCAAATGTTAGGCTAGTTACTTGTATATATTTTTTGAATGGCTTTTTTAAGTTTTCCAATGGATATAAAAATACATCCATTTCAAAAACAAATGTTTTTATCTTAAACTTAAAATGTGTAGTACCTTCTCTTAATGGAAATATTTTTTCACTTGTCAAAAATTGTTTTAACCCATATTCGTATATAATTTTTGACATAAATTTGATAGCATGCATTTTTTTATTAACAAAATCTCTTGTTAATATGCGTACACATTTTTCAAGATTATCCGTAAAATCTTTATCACTCATAATATTGTTTATTAACAAATTGAATTCATCGTTTTTAGCATAGTTATGATACAAAAAAATCATCCTTTCAAAAATTTTATTAATGTGGTATAATACACTTACTTTCAAAAATTTAAATTGATGTTATCAAAGAAATCCGTGCTGTTCCCGTCAGTGCGGATTTTTTTTATTGGGCTAAATAACCTAATGCCCACACAAGCACCTGATAATAACTGTATTTGTTTCATACAATCTAAAAAATCATTTACCTCTTTTTTGTCAATTACATCATCATAAGCAATTATGTCTAATTTATTTAAGATATCAATTACATTTTTTATACATACTCTCAATTGTAATGTTCGAGAAGAAATGCCTTTCATATTTATAGCAGGTAATGAAAGCTCTTTCCCTGTTTGAGTTTGTCTTAAATACTCATATCCTAATTCTGGATTTACATATACTTTAATCATTTTAGCTACAATATCATCAGGAATGTTTTTTTGACCTGCCTCATAATAATTTAATTGACGTTCACATATATTTAATAGATTTGAGGCATTTTTTACAGATAATCCTGTTTCTATTCGTGCAAAATAGCACATCTTTGCGAACTCTTTATTCATACTATTAGACCTCTATTCATGAGATAATATATTTGTTCAACGTTCTTTTCTTTTACGTCCTCTACGGGGCGTATTTTCTTTTATCTTCTCTAGTAAATGTGATGTTTTAAAATCTGTTATACCATCTGACTTATCTTCTAACCACTTTTCTAATTTAGGTCTATTGATTTTTAAATGCGAACCTATCCAACAACAAGGTAAATCGTATTGACCTCTTTTTGTTAATGTTCCTGCTACTCTAAAAAATTGAGCAGGTAGCCCAAATAATTCAGTTGCCTCATCTGGAGTTAAAAGAATTTTTCTCCAAATTGGTATATTTATTTCTAATTCCATCATTAACCCACGTCCTCATATTCTTTATAAAAACAAATTCCTTTATATACCCATACACCAACATCTTTAGCAAAAGTCATAAATGCTGGTTCATATTTTTGGGTTTTATAATTAAATTTATGTGTATATGCTTCACCACACTGTAAATACCTTCCGTTATAAGCTACTGGAGGAAGGCAATCCCGAAATTCTTCAACAATCTGTTCGTCCACCATATCGCCTACTCTAACTAATGAAGAAAAACTCTGGTAAGCGTCATCATATTCTTTTTTGCTTAAATATCTAGGTTTAAAATTTGTTGCAGTTCTAATACTATTTTTTACAGGTTCTTTCTTTTCTTCAAAAAATTCTTTTACTATATTTTTATCTTCGTCAATTATAACTATCTTATCGCCAGCATGTTCTTTTGCATAAGCTTGTCCTAACTCTAAAGCTGACTGAAGTCCAACTGTTTGAATGCCAAATGTTCTATCATCACCGAAATATATTTTATAGACTCTTTCTATATTTTCTATTGGCTGATAAGTCCATGTTAAATTATCAATTTCAACAATTCTAAATACTTGTTTTTCTTTTTTTAGATTATTCTTAAAGGCTTCATCAGCTGTTTTATATATCTTGCCACCCAATCCTACACGATAGCCGACAACTTTTTCTTTAGTTTCTACTATTTGTTTTTCTCTATCATTTACTTTTTTATTATTTAAGTAATAAATTGTTCCAGGTGTTTCATCATAATTTCCATCATAATCTTCACTATAAACTTCTTGATAAGAAACAACTTCATAATTATTTTTCTTATAATCTTCAGCCGAAATTACTCTATCTACTATAATTTCTTCAACAGTAGCTGAATAAAATTTTCTATTAAATCTATATTTTTCAATAAAAGCTTTTGCTTTTTCTAAAGAGTCCCATACTGTAGTATTTCCATCAATCTCATCATAATCATGACCATATTTAAAAAAACTTCTGTCTACTTTATAAAATTTATTGCTTTTAAATCTCTTAGTTAACATGTTTATTCTCCTTTTCTTTTTTCTATCGTTTCTATTTTCTTTACTGCTCCGTTAAAAACCTCAAAAATCTTAATAGCTTTTTTTCTTATTGTAGAAATTTTTTCAGCTATTTTTATAGCTTCTGTCCTTGACTCTACAGCAAATACATATTCTTCTATTTCATAATAAGTTTTCATATTTTTTATTTCCTTTCTTATATTTAAATGATGTATCTATTTTGGTTGCCACCCAATTTATCTTGGCTATAAATTACAATATTATTTCTATTTTAGAAATTTTTTAGATAAAAAAATTTTCTATGTTACAGTTTAATATTTTTGCTAATAAAGGCAACATATCTGCTTTAAGTTTATAATAACCAATCTCATATTTATAATATTGAGAAGCGTTTGATAGCCCTAATGCTTTAGCCATATATTGCAATGAATAACCTTTTTCTTTTCTTTTTGTCTTTATAAATTTTAAATCTAAATTCATTTTATCACCACACTTTATTTCTATATCAGAAATCTCTTTACATGCTTATTATATATTTCTAAAATAGAAATGTCAATATTATTTACGAAAAAAATTTCATTTTTAGCAATTTTTTATTTTCTATATTAGAAAAATGATATAATACTTATGCAATGAAAGAAAGTAGGGATATTATGAATAATATTGGAGAACGAATTATTTTATTACGTACCAATAAAGGTATAAACCAAGCTGAAATGGCTAAGAGTTTAAATATAAGCCCCAGTGTTATGAATAGAATTGAATTAGGTACACGTGCTATTAGAGACTATGAATTAATAGCTATTGCAAACTTTTTAAAAGTTTCCAGTGATTATATTTTAGGTATTGATATTAAAGATACTAATATTAACCCATCATCTAATATTTTTATGGTAAATAAACAAGAACAAGATTTAATAAAAAAATATAGAAAATTATCTAATAAAGTAAAAGATAAAATTGAAGCACGTATTGAAGCTGAATATGATATTGTTATGGAAAATGAACAAGAGTTAAGACAAAACGCATAGCTAATATGTTTGAAAAAAACTTTAAATTATTATTAGAAAAGAACAAATTACATTCTTAGTAAATTTTAAGGTTGTGATACTATGAAAAAACGCAAAGATGGACGTTACCAATCTTCTGTAACAATAGTAGACCCATTAACTAATGAAAAAAAACGTATATATGTATATGGATATACTGAAAGTGAAGTAATAAGAGAATTAAATAGGGTAAAATTGAATAACGGAAAAGAATTATTAATGCCTACGTTTAAAGAATGGAAAAATGAATGGTTAAATATAAAAAGTGAAGAAGTATCTAATTCTACAATAAGTAGTTATAAAGATAGCTTACGATTGCATATATCTCCTATATTAGATAAATATAAGTTAAAAGATATTACACCATCATTGATACGTACAGTATTAAGAAATATTCCTACTCAACGTACAAAAGAATATTGCTATATAATAATAAATGCTATTCTTAATCAGGCTTTACGTGAGGATTTAATAGATAAAAACCCTTGTATAAATGTAAAAAAACCAAAATCTAAACCTAAAGAAGCAAGTATAATAACAAACGAAGAATTTAATATGCTATTAAATTCTGCTAAAAATACACAATTTGAAATTATACTACGATTAGCATTCGATACTGGTATGCGAAGAAGTGAAATCTGTGCCTTACGTTGGGAAGATATAGATTTTAATAAAAATATAATACATGTTCGACATGCTATAAAAATTGACCGATATGCACCTATTGAAACAAGATTTTCTATTGGTGAACCTAAAACAGACTATGGTATTAGAGATATCGCTCTTACAGGTATTTTAAAACTTAATTTACAAAAACATCAAATACGACAAAAAGAATTTTTTAAAAATAAAAATCGTATATTATCATTAAAAGATTTTGTATTTATGTCGCAACATCATTCACGTTTAGGAAATTTTATTCAACCGGATAATATAACACATGAGTTTGTAAAACTAAAACGTAAAGCAGGTATAAAAAGCGATATTACATTTAAATCATTTCGACATACATGCTTAACATCTTTAGCAGAAGCTAATATTCCAGCAAAAGCAATTCAAGCTCATGCTGGTCATGCTAATGCCTCATTTACTTTGAATAGATATGTACACAAAACAGAACAAATGACTAAATCTATTGCTGAATATCTTAATGAAAGAAATAAAAAAATGACATCTCAATGACATCACAAATAAAAATTTATATAAAAATATTTCATATTATATAAAGATATTTTATATAAAAAATGACATCAGTATATAACATATTGATGTCATTGACTTTAATATACCTAAAAAATAACTATATTTTAACTCTTAATCAGCAGGTTCCGGGTTCGAGTCCCGGGTGGGTCACCATATGATTTAACATGCGAACATTTAGCATTTATTAAAAATAAATTAGTTCTATTTTTCTATATACCTAAATTTTAAAATCAAAGCAGCTATCTATGATAGTTGCTTTTTTTTATAAAAAAATATACTCTCTTTTCTTCTATAAAATTCTATTAATTAACTCCTTAAATTTAATATCACAAAATAAAAAAGCTCCTATTACCTAGATTTTTTCTAAGTAATAGGAGCTTCTTTTTTAGCAATAAAAGAAAATGTTATTTAATTATAACTCTTTTATTAAATTTTATCTATAATTTTATTTACTTCTGCGATACCTTTACCATCTAGCTTATCTATTATCCCAAGATAAGCCACATTTCTAGCTACTACAGATGTGCTAGTAGTTGTAATTATTTGTTTTTGTAATTTATCTTTAAGTTTTCGTTTTTCATCCTCAAGTTTGGACCTGATAAAAATTTTTGCAAATTCTTTTAATATATTCATACAATCTCCTTATTAAAATAATTTTTCTGCGTCAGTAATTCCACGAGAAATAGCATTAGCAAATTCTTCTATTCTATACATAAGTTTATAAGCATCTTCTTGATTTGAAATAAATGCTGTCTCTACCAATACCGCAGGCATAGTTGTTTCTCTTAATACACATAAATCTGGTCTTGCTTTTATACCTCTATCTACCATATTAAGAGAATTAACAATCTGTTTTTGAATACATTTTGCTAAAATATTAGCTTTTCCATCATCTAATGCATAAACTAATGTTTCTGTTCCTTTTGCACTAGCATTAGCTGCACTATTACAATGAATAGATACAAAAATATCTGCACCACTATTATTTGCAGTAGCACAGACATTAGGCTTACCCTCTGTTTCTCCATTGAGGTTATCAGATTGAAGAATTTGACACGGATAGCCGATTACTTCCATTGTCTTTTTTACTTTCTCTCCAATAGCTAAAGCAATATCTACTTCTCTAATTCCATTCACACATGCTCCTGGGTCTAAATCCATATCATGTCCAGGGTTGATAAAAATTCGTAACAATTAAATACACTCCTTTTATTAAACTGGTCGAATTCGACTAGTTTGCTAAATTTAACTAAAAATAAACTAATTTTTAGCTTAAATCTACCAATAGTCTACCGATTACCTTCCAATTAAATCCCTTAATAGTGCGGGTTATAGGTTTTTACCTTCTAATAACCTTCCAATAATCTACCGATTAGCAACCAATTATTTAACCACATCGAAATCGACACTATTAAAACCCATCAAATTCGATGGGTTTTACAAAAACAACTATTTTTGCAACATATTATGCATACACATTACAAAAAGTGCCTATTTTGTAATATCTTTATTTGTAGAATTATTAACTCGTACCAGTCCACCCAGATAACCCAACAAGCCAGCACTTATTGTTGTAGATAGTTCTGCATTACCATAAAAAATAGCCGTTATTAAAGCTATTACAAGCCCTATAACGACTACTAGATTTACTATATCCAATTTTTCATATTGCAATTTTTATTCCTCCTCTTTTCTTTGAGGCAACTGAATTGTTTTATTATATAATCCTGTTATTGCACCATTACCACCTAGAGCCTTATAAGTATTGTACATATCTGTTAGGTTTTCTAATGCCCAAATTGGTAAGAAGCCTTCTTTTTCTGCGTTGTGACAAATATTTATTATTTCCACTCGCAGAAGTCCTCTTATTGCTCCATCTATATTTTGTGCTTTTTTATCTTTTTCTTCCTGCTCTTTTTTATATTCCTTATATAAGTTATATGCAAATTTTACAATACCAGCTTGTACAACCAATATTATTAAATTAACCCAATCACTTTCTAAAAAATTATTCATGTGCTACCTCCTTTGATAAACTCCTATAGAGGAGTTGATTTATTTTGAATAATAAAAGATTAAAATTACCTAATGGGTTTGGTAGTATTACCAAGAAAAGTGGTCGACGTAGACGTCCCTATGAAATAAGAAAATTCATTGATGGACGTCAAAAAGTTATAGGTTATGAAACAACCTATGAAAGTGCGTTAGCTTTTTTATGTGAATATAATAAAAATCCCTTACTTTTTTCTCCATCTGAAATTACTTTTGATGAACTATTCTGCTTGGTAAAAGCTTATTTATATCCACGTATTAAAGAACATACACAATCTAGCTATAATTGTGCTTATAAACATCTAAATCGTTTATACGATAAACAGTTTGCTAAAATTCGTATTGGTGATTTACAATCTGCAATACATGATATACATGATAATGGTGCTGGATATAGTACACAAAAGAAAGCTAGACAAGTTCTACATCACATGTATAGCTATGCCGTAAAATACGAAATAATTCCACCAGAAAAAGATATTAGTCGATATGTTGATATAGACAAAGATAAAAAAGTTTATAAAAAAACAATCTTTAATACTAGACAAATTTATAAACTTTTTAGAGCCTCCAATAACAGATATGCCAAAATGATATTAATGCATATGATGTTAGGAACTCGTCCCAGTGAATTTCTAGCCATAGAAAAAACTGATGTAAAACTTAGACAACGTTATTTAATAATTCGAGAAAGCAAAACAGAGGCTGGTAGAAATAGAATTATTCCATTGCATAAACAAACGTTACCTTTTTGGATAGAATTCTTAGCAGAAAATAATAAATTTATAGCTTGTGATGAACATGGCATACATTTGAATTACAGCAGATTTAGAACAAAATTTGATAAAACACTAATTGAATTAAATATTAAATATCACACACCTCATGAGTGTCGACATACTTTAGCTAGTTTATTGAATAATGTCGGTGCTAATATAACAGCAAGCAAACGTATTTTAGGTCATGCCAGCAATGACATAACCGAAAAACACTATACACATAAGGACCTACATCAGTTAAAAAAAGCTATGGATTTAATAGTTTTTAAATATTAAATTTTGGCACTAATACGGCGTTAATGTTAATCTATATAAATTGCTATATTCCTTTATTTTCTAAGGTGGAACATGGCACAAATACGGTAATATAATTTTTGACATAATAAAAGCACCCTCTAAGCCTTATTATTATTAGCTTCTTGGGTGCTTTTTGCTTTTTCTGCTAACACTTTCTTTTCTGTTTCTATAAGTTCTTTTCGTTTGTAATCTGGACACTTTGAATTAGTGCAAAAGCCTTCTGTATCAAGTTTTCTTCCGCAAAATGTACAAAATTTAAGCATTTGTCAATTCCTCCAATTTTTTTGCATATTCATCTAATATATTTTGTCTTTCCTGTTGCAATTCACGAACATATTCATCATCATTGTTATTTTTGGCAATCTGTATTGCCTCATCAATTGCTTTAACCTTAGCTTCATATTCTGCTTTAAGAGCATTTGCTTGCTCCTCTAATGTAATAACTCTAGCAGGTGCAGAAATAGGTTTTCCAGTAATACTATCCCTTATATATCCTGTATCATTATCACCATCGCCACAATTACCAGTATAGTAATTCCAATCTTCATCAGATACTTCAATATATCCTTCATTTTTCAATTTTTCTACACCTCCCCAATCATCAGCTAAAATCAAAGGAACAGCAGATATTTTTTTACCTTCTTCATCAAATTTCATTAAATACATAAAAAATCAACCTTTCTTTAATAATTTAAGTTCAATGTACAATGGGGATTTGATAATCGTCATATTAATAGACGAACAATTACATTGCCAATAAGTTTTAATAATTTTTCAATCATAGTAGCTTCTGGTATTAATACTGATGAAAGTGCTAATTGTGGTTACCATATAAATACTAAAGCTTTAAATAGTTTTTCATATCTATATGGAGTCTCTGTATGTTATATAGCATTGGGTATTTAATATCCTATAGCTATCCAACTAGCATATAATCCAACATCAGCCTGATTTATCTTAAAATCTGTATTTGTTAAATTTCTAATAGCAAAGCCTGCTAGATAATTTCCTGATACATCTTTATCATCATTGTAAGGAGTTGCTAATGCTATAAACGGATTAACAAAAGTTATTGGCAA